AGCCATAAGGCATAACTATTTAATTAGACTGTATATTATATATATTGCAACAATAGCTAGTCCAATTTGTATTTTTTTACTAGACATAACTTTTGCTACCAGTTTATTTATTATTTCCATGGTTTCCTCCATTTTATTTATTATTTTATTGTACCCCAATTTGGTCCGGATTCATAGTCTACTTTATTAGGAACTTCAAGTGAAACCGCATCTTCCATTATCTCTTTTATATGTGCTGCATGAGTATGGTCTATAACAGATATATCTAATTCATCATGTACTTGTATATGTGGTATAATTCCTTCTTTATGTAGTTCTATCATAGCCTTCTTTGTCATGTCCGCAGCAGATCCTTGAATTAATTTATTTAGTGCTTTGTAAGTGTAAGCACGCTTGATCCCTGGTCCGTGTTCCATGAGCGCTTGTTCGTGAGGTAATGCTTTATGAATTCCGAACTGATTTGGTTCCCACAAATGGAAACGACAAAGACGCCCTAAAAGAGTTCTTACTTTTCCAGAATCTTCTGCACGACGCGTCACATTATCCATCAGTTGTTTTACGAATGGAACTTTATTATGATATTTTTTAAATAATTCTTCAGCTTTTTCTTTACTCACTCCTAGTTCAGCTTGTAATTTGTTTTTTCCCATACCGTAGAACAAACCAAGATTGATTGTCTTGGCTTGTAGTCTTGGTATCTCTGCCATATCAGCAACAATGTCATGAAAGTCCGCGTCTCCTTTATTATAAGCTTCCAATACTTCGTCCACTCCATAGAGATTCTGTAAAGTCGCATAATGCACTACCAACCTAGGCTCTTGTTGAGAATAGTCAAAACAACCCCATCTATGGCCCTCCTCGGGTATAAATAAGGACCTGATCCGTGGGCCGAGATCCTTATTTCGTGCTGGAATTTGCTGTAAATTTGGATTTGAATACGAAAATCTTCCAGTTACTGTTCCTCCATTATCTCCTCGTAATTGGTTAATTTCTGCATGTATTCTTCCTTTGTAAGAATGTTTTATTATGGTATCAATGAACGTGGTATGGGCTTTATTTATCTCACGAGCTCGGGCAATGTGTTTCACTAGTGGGTGGGGGTGATTCACCAAAAAATTTTTAGTAAAGGAAGGTGCAGATGTTTTTTCAGTTCTATCGTAATCTAGTTTTAGCTTATCAAAAACTTGTGCGATGCTTCTTGCAGCCCATATTTGAACATCTACTGCTGTTTCTTTTTTTACTTCTTGGAGCGATTGCTTTTCTTGGTCTACTAATATTTTTTTTAATTTATGAGCAGCTTCAACGTCTACTCGCACGCCTTTAAATTTCATATCAACTAAACAAGGAAACAATTCTGTTTCCATATCCATAATTGAATTTATATCTTGAAGATTAATTTCTTTTTTAAGTTCTTGCCATAAGGCTAATGTTATCTCGGCATCCTTTTCTGCATATGCGCCAACATAAATGGCAGGTAGTTTATACATTTCTGCCTTGGCGTCAACACCCCAATCTTTTGCAGCAGCATATAAATCTGTTTCATTCTTTCCTTTTCCAGTGTATCTTTTAGAACAGTTGTTTAAGTCATAGCGCATTTGATTTTCATCAACAAGGGCCGATGCAATCATCGTGTCCACTATTTTACCGCTGATACTTAAACCTAGCGCGCGTATCCAACAAACGTCATACATGGCGTTGTGAAAGATTTTTGTTGCTGGTGTATTTAATACAGCTTGAAACCATTTTAAAACTTTAGTTCTATCCATATTTCCACCACCTTCATGAGCGATAGGATAATACCCGCACCAATTTTTAACAGCTACAGCTACTCCTACAATTTCTCCTACTCCTACAACAGAACCAGAGCCTCTATTAATATTTAAATTAGGATCTTTAGTTTCTAGGTCTATTGAAATTTCATTATGCTTTGATAGATCTGGAAATTCTTCTGGTGGTAGCCATTCTGTTTGTGGTTTGAAAAGTGGTTGTTGCATCATTTAATTCTTTCTTTAGTTTGTCTTAATGCTTCTTGATAAGATTCTTCTAGTTCTTCTTTTTCTTTTTCAGCTTCTTCCAAGAAATCTTTTTTCACAGTGTAAAACGTATACTTTAATGTTAGTTCTTCTCCCTGTTTAATATTTTTTATTGTAACTAAGCCCCATTGTTTAAAATTATGATTATATTTTTCATCAGGAAGATCACTTAAGTAATTCCATTGTTGACGAGTTAATAAGGAAGATGCTTTAACACAATTAGGTGTATCAGAATGATTAAGAAATCCTCCTAAAGGAGTACGGAAAATAAGTTTTCCTAATTCTAAATGAGTAGTACCTAGATTAGTTTGTTCAGGAATATCTTTTTTGGCAAATATACCATAGTCATGAATGTTTGAAGCACCAATTGTTAAATTAGTAGGTAATGGTTTATACATCTGAGTAATCTCGTTCAATAATCATGTCTATGTAATGTTTTGCTTTTTCTAAATCTTGTCTTTTTCCTTTCAATCTGTGTCTCAAGATATATTTTATAACGCATCCTTCAGGATATAGCAACTCATTTTCGTTTATGAATTTACTTGGCTGAATTTTAAATTTCTGATAGTGTGTTCCGCCGATTTGTTTGTCGTATGATTTCATATAATAAATCCTTTATTATATTGTTTAGGTTCTATGATGTGTAAATTTTCTTTTGTTCGTGTTGCACCAACGTAGAATAATCTATTTTCATCATCTGGATTTTTTTCATAAGTATCTAATGTTGTTTTAGTAAGATCAGTAAGAAGAACTACGTTTTGTGATTCTCCTCCTTTAGCTGCATGTATTGTGGATAGTTCTATTCTTGGTTTTTTATTTAATTGTTCACCATTAGCCCTCATCTTTCTTAAATATTCTATTCGTCGTGATCCCGCATCATTCAATGCTTCAAACCAAACTTTTTTAGTTCTTAATCCATAATCTTTTGTAAGTTGGTCTATTCCATAAAAAGATCCTTTAACCATACCTTTTATTTTTTCTTTTTCCCAATGGTTTGGTCCCATATATTTAGAAATTTTTTCTAGTTGTTTATAGTCTAATAATTTGCCTTGTCTTAAATGCTCCCAATCTTGAGCCGATTCTTGAATATCTTTTTCATAACTACGTTTATGTTTAGTTTCATAATATAAACCTTTACGATATAATGTATCTTCTACTTCTTTAAGCATGTATTTAGTTCTAGCTAATATTAACCATTCTCCAGAAGACATATCCACTGAATCAACATCAAAATGTCGGTGTAAACTTCCCTCATTAGTTTTAGGTTGCCATGTTTTATCTATTCTATGTTTAATTCTATTTATAATTCCCATCGCTAAAGCATGAACTTTCATAGGTATTCTATGTGATTGTATTAACGGAAGATTAATCATTTGATCTTGTAAAGCTATAAAAGAATCTACATCAGCACCAGCCCATTTAAAAATAGCCTGGTCATCATCTCCTGCAATAAAAGTATCTTCTGTTTTATTCCAAATAGTTTTTGTCATATCCCATTGCATAAGAGATAAATCTTGTGCTTCATCAATAAATACAACATCAAAGTTTGGAGACTTATCTCCCTTTATAAACTCTAAAATCATGTCATTAAAATCTATTAAGTTATATTCTTTTTTATATCGTTTTAGTTCGTTATGAATAATATGAAGTTTATCTAATTCTAAATCTTGTGTGTGTTCTCTTTGATTATATTGTTGTTCAGGAGTTATATTTCTTAGTTGAGCCAATTGAATTATTTGTAAATACTCACTATCAGAAGTAAATATACCATGATCTTCTTGATGTTCTGCATAAGAGACTGGAAATCCTAGCTTTTTTCCAAGATCTTTATAGTGTCTTGATTGCATGACTTGATCTTTTTTAAGTCCTAATTTTCTAAATGCTAATGAGTGTAGTGTTCTAAAGTATGGAAGATCATCTTCAGTTAAATTAAATTTTTTGATTGCTTCATCTCTGGCATGATATGCAGCTTTTTGTGTGAAAGCAAAATAGCCAATTTTATCTGGATCAGTTTCTTTTAGATAACTATCTACTTTTTTTAATAGTGTAGTTGTCTTACCAGTACCTGGTGGTCCTAATACTATTGTTTTCATGTTTTGTTAGTCCTAATATTATTGGTCATCATGTATTCGTCATGAATAGTTCCGAATTTTGTTTTTTTAGTATTTGTTATATTTATAGATTGATTAACATGCTGCAAATTTGAAGGTCTATAATCTAAAGGATTATTATTTATATGATGAACCAAGTGAAATTTTTTAGGTAAAGGATTTTTGACAAAAGCATTACAAACAAGAATGTGTATACTGGGTTTAATAAAGAGCTTGCCTTTAAGAAAGTAATCAAAATGACACCTAGGGTATTGATCATCTGTTTTTATTCTTATGGTTTTTATTTTTTCTTTAAGTGTATCGTATATGTAAGGAAATACCGGACCTAGATCTGGCATGTAAGGGTTTATTCCTCCCGTCTTCCACAAGATATATCTTTTTTTTGGTAGATCAGAATATTTTTTCTTTGTAAACAAAGAATTTTTTATTTCATCTAGATACATAAAATCTATCTTTTTTTCTTTTTGTACAGAAAAATCGTACTCTGGAAATAAAAACATTTGACC